CTTGAATTCCAAGGGGAGAGCATCGTATAATGCAGAAACAGGTGGCAATTTAAAAGCTCCTGTTAAGTCGGGAGACAACCCTCGTAGGGCATCCTTTTTAGCACGAATGGGCAATATGCCTGGCGCTGAGATGAAAGATGGAAAGCCTACCCGACTTTTACTTTCTCTTAGAGCTTGGGGTGCATCGTCCAAGGAAGACGCTAAAGCTAAGGCTAAAGCGATTTCTAAGAGGAACAAATGAGACCAATATCTATAGGCACTAACTTAACAGCAGGGACTAAGACAACAGTCTATACAGTGCCTACTGGTTACTATGCTTTATGGAATCTTTGCTATATCGCCAATCATACTGGCAACAACAAAACAGTAAGCGTTTGGTGGTATGACTCAAGTGCTAATGCAGAGATTTATGTAGTTGATGCTTATCAGATTGCTGCTACTCAATATCTCAGATTTGATGGTGGCGCTTATGTTGTTTTAGAAGAAGGTGATCAAGTAAGAATCACACCTGAAGCTGGTTCATCTATGTCTTCCACCAATACATTCGAGATTTATGGAGCATCAAGACAATGACCTATCTACAATTAGTCAATGATGTACTGATCCGTTTGCGTGAGACGCAAGTATCTACAGTTACACAAACCGCATATTCCACTTTGATTGGCAAGTTTGTCAATGATGCCAAGCGTCAGATTGAAGACTCTTACGCATGGAATGTTCTTGGTCAAACAGTGACTATCACAACCACTGGCGGCACTTACATCTACTCGATGACAGGTGTTGGTCAAAAGTTTCAAGTGATGGATGCTCTGAACACCACAGCCAATGTTGGTTTGCAGAACATCAGCTTTGTTCAAATGAACAGGTTTCAGAACCTAGTACCCGCTATTAGCGGTATTCCTGAGTTCTATGCGTTTGATGGTGTAGATGGCAATGGAGACACTAAAGTAGTTCTCTATGCCCGTCCTGATGGCGTTTACACGATTCCATTTGCTTTGACTGTCCCACAAGCACCTCTCTCCTCTGACAGCACCAATGTTTTAGTTCCTGATGTTCTGGTTGTTCAGAATGCCTATGCTAGAGCCTTGGTAGAGCGTGGTGAAGATGGTGGTTTGAACTCCTCTGAAGCCTATCAACTGTATCGTTCTATGCTTGCTGATTACATTGCCTTGGAAGGCACACGTTATCCAGAGGCTCAAGAATTTATAGCAATATGAGCCAGCCACTCCAAACAGCAAGTATCTCAGCGCCAGGCTTCTTTGGTCTGAATACACAAGACTCTCCGCTTGATTTAGCGGCTGGTTTTGCTTTGGTTGCAACTAACTGCATCATTGATCAATACGGTCGTATTGGTTCTCGTAAGGGTTGGGCAAGGGTTAATTCATCCTCTGGCGATCTTGGTGCTAATAATGTTGGCGTTATCCATGAGTTAGTTCAATCTGATGGAACTCTTACAATTCTGTTTGCAGGTAATAACAAGTTATTCAAGCTAGATGGCTCAAATGCTGTTTCTGAATTGACCTATGGGGGGGGTGGTTCTGCTCCTACCATCACTGCGAGTAATTGGTCATGTGCCTCACTCAATGGAATTACTTATTTCTTCCAAGTTGGGCATGATCCTTTGATATTTGACCCTGCTGTAAGTACAACTACTTATCGCAGAGTTAGTGAAAAAACTGGTTATGTAGGGACTGTTCCTTCTGCGAACATTGTTATCTCTGCCTTTGGTCGTTTGTGGGCGGCTGATACTACTACTGACAATGTAACTGTAGGTTTCTCTGATCTTTTAGCTGGTCATATTTGGAGTACAGGAACATCTGGTACTTTGAATATTGATAGAGTTTGGCCTAATGGTGCTGATGAAATCACAGGTTTGGCAGCGCACAATGGCTTCTTAATCATCTTTGGTAAGCGTCAGATTCTTGTGTATGCCAACGCTACTACCCCTTCTACAATGTCTCTAAGTGACACTGTTGGCGGTATTGGATGTATTGCTAGAGATTCTATTCAGAGTACAGGTAAGGATATTCTGTTCTTGTCTAACTCTGGTGTTAGATCATTTGCAAGAACGATTATTGAGAAGTCTGCTCCTATTGGCGACTTGTCTAAGAACATTCGAAGTGACTTCATGTCTATTGTTGGTAGTGAGACACTTGCCAATATTAAGACTGTTTATTCAGAGACAGAGGCTTTCTATCTGTTGACATTGCCTACTGTTAAAGAAGTGTATTGCTTTGACACTAGGGTTCAATTGCAAGATGGTTCTTTCAGGGTCACAACTTGGAATTCGATTGAGCCAACTGCATTGTTATCTCGTAGAAATGGTGATGTTCTGATTGGCAAGAATGGATATATTGGTAAGTACAGTACATATCAAGACTATACATCTGCTTATCGGATGCAGTACTACACAAACCATGCTGATCTTGGAAATGCCAATGTTACATCATTGTTGAAGCGTCTAAAAGTTATTGTTATTGGTGGAACTAACCAGTTTGTAACGATTAAATGGGGTTTTGATTTTAGTACCAACTATTTGTCTGCTAATTCGTTAATTCCAACACAAGGAATTTATGAGTATGGAATTGGTGAATACAACATTGCAGAGTACTCTAATGGTGTTGCTTTACAAACATTAAGTGTTTCAGCAAGTGGTAGCGGTAAAATTGTACAAACTGGATATGAAGCAAACATCAATGGTTCTGCTTTATCTATACAGCGCATTGAAATTCAATCTAAAGACGGGAAAATGTCATGATTGAAGATATGAAACTAGGAGAATAACTTGTCAAACTATACACAATCCACTAATTTCGCTACGAAAGACTCACTTCCTTCTGGTGATCCACTCAAGATTGTCAAGGGTACTGAGATCAATACTGAGTTTGTCAATATCTCAGTTGCCATTGCAACTAAGGCTGATTTAGCATCTCCTACATTTACTGGAACTCCAGCAGCGCCTACAGCATCTAGCGGAACAAACACCACTCAATTGGCGACTACTGCTTTTGTCACTGCCGCAGTAGCAGCTACGATGGCGGCTTTATATCCTGTAGGCTCTATTTACATCAATGCTGGTGTTTCAACAAACCCTGCGACTTTGTTAGGATTTGGCACTTGGACAGCCTTCGGTGCTGGTCGAGTTATGGTCGGCTTGAATGGTAGCGATGCCCTATTTGACACATTGGAAGAAACAGGTGGTAGTAAGGATGCTATTACTGTAAGTCACACACACACAGCTACATCAACAGTTACTGATCCAACACACCAACATGGAGCATCTTCTGGAAACTTCCTTACAGAAACAGGTACAGGAACATACGCCTATGGCGGGGGTGGCGCTAACATAAGTGTTGTTACCAATACTGCAAGTGTATCTACTGGCGTTACTGTTGCCACAACAGTTGCCTCTGCTGGTTCATCTGGTACTAACGCCAACCTACCGCCATACATTGCTGTTGCGATGTGGAAGCGTACAGCATGATCACTCACCACTTTAGTGATGGTCTATATGCCAAAGAGTCGCAGTTTAGCGAAGGCACAGCCATTCTGAAGCACGTTCACGACTTTAGCCACCTATCTATCTTGGCAAAAGGTAAGGTTGCAGTGATGAAGGGTGAAGATGTAGAGGTTGTTGAAGCGCCAGCTTGCATCGAGATTAAAGCGGGTTTGACGCATGGTGTTAAAGCGTTGACAGATTGTGTTTGGTTTTGTATTCACGCCACTGACGAGAAAGATCCGTCAAAAGTGGACGATATTTTGATTGGAGTTTGATATGCCATATATACAAGCAGGTGCTTCTTTATTGGGTGGTTTGTTAGGTGGACGTTCTGCTAAGAAAGCGGCACAAGCGGAAGCAGCGGCTAAAGCTGAAGCGGCTAAATTAGCGGCTGAAGAGGCAAGGTTTCGTCCTGTTGGCATTACCACAAGATTTGGTCAATCTGATTTTCAGTTTGACCCTAAAACTGGTCGTGTTTCTGGTGCTAATTACTCTTTAGACCCTGCTTTAAGAGGTATGCAAAACCGATTCATGGGTTTAGCAGAAGGTGGTCTGACACAAGCAGAACAAGCACAACAGCAGTTTGCTCCATTGCAAGGCGCTGCTCAAGGCTTGTTTAATCTTGGACAACAGTATCTTGCTGAATCTCCAGAGCAAGCGGCAGAAAAGTACATGCTCAGTAAGCAGAATCTATTAGCTCCAAGCCGTGAGCGTCAATATGGACAGTTGCAGACCAACTTATTTAATACTGGTCGCACTGGTTTAGCTGTGGGTGGTACTGGTTTGCGTCCTGGCGGTGGCGAGGGATTGAGAGCCGCTAATCCTGAAATGGAAGCGTATTACAACGCTATTGCCCAACAAGATGCACAAATAGCAGATCAAGCAATTCAAGCTGGACAACAACAGACTTTATTTGGCGCAGATTTGTACCGCACTGGTGGCAATTTAGGCAATCAAAATTATGCTTTACAGGCCGCAGCTCTTGGCCCTTACCAAGCCTATCTGCAAGGTGCTACAAGTCTAGAGGGTCTTGGTCAACAAGCACTTGATATTGGCTCTGGAATTGGCTCTAAGATCGCCAATCCAACAGGAGCTAATGCTCTGTATGGTGGTGGTATGGGTGCGGCTCAAAGCAACTATGCGGCTAATGCCTATAACCCCTTTGCAACAGCATTAACAGGATTCTCACAGAACCCTGCATTTAGAAACATGAACATGAATACTAGTGGCGCACAAGCGGCATTTTCACAAACAGCATTGGGCGGCTCTGGATTTGGAACTGGTTTAGCTTATAACAATCGAGACTTAGGCGCTTTCCTTTAAGGAGTAAATCATGGCAGAAATCGTCCAATCTTTATTCGGTGTAACACCTGAAATGTATCAACAAAGCCAACAGGCTCGTGCTGATCAACAAGCATTGCAATATGCTCAACTTACTCCTTTCCAACAGGCAAACTATGCCATTAGTCGTGGGGCTAATATGCTTGGTGGTGCTGTTGCTCGTGGTTTAGGTGGTGAAGATCCTGAACTAGCCCGTATTACTGCTAGACAACAGATTTCAGGACAGATTAACTATGCTGATCCAAGATCTATTGCTAGAGGTGTAGAGATGTTGCAACAGGCTGGTGATGGACAGGGAGCAATGATGCTTGCTGATGTTTATCGTAAGGCTGAAAGTGAGAGGGCATTGGCGGCACAGCGTACTGCTGAAAAAATGACTCCACAGGAAAGAAATGCTGCGGCTTATGCAAGAAGTGTTGCAGAACCAGGCACTCCTCAATACAACCAAATTTATCAAACAACATTACAGAGTTTGATTAGCCAAGAGAAACCTGATTTGACTACTCCAGCTCAGAAGAATGCTAGAGACTTTGCATTACGAGCTGGCCCAGAAGGTTCTCCTGCATTCACAGATGCTTATTATGCTAAATTAGAAGAATTTACGAGTAAACCTGAACCAGTTGGAAAAACACCTACAAAAATTGGTGTTGCAGCAGAAGGTAAAAAACAAGTTGTTTATTATGATCCTAATAAAGATGAGCAATTTGTTCTTGATGTTACAGCAGATGGCAAACAAGTTCGCAAACCATATACAGGTAGTGTTGATACAAAAACAATGGACATAAGATTGCCTGGTCAACCTGTTAAAGCAAAAGATTGGATGGACTTTACTCAAAATGTCTTAAGTAAAGATCCAATAATGCAAGATACATCAAGAATTTTGTCTGAAGGGCCAAAACTTATTGGCATTATTAACAATGCAACATCGAATGATATTTCAGCGGCAGCATTACCTAAAGCTTTATCGGCTTTTATTGGCAAAGACAGTAGTTTGTCTAACTTAGATATTCAAACTTTTGCAAGAACAGGCGGTTTAGATAATCGGTTGGCATCGGATGTAAATAAATTCTTTACTGGTAGAGCTACAGAAGTTAAAAAAGAACAAGCGCAACAATTTGCTATTGCTGTTTATCGTGGCGCTTTACTAGAACGCAAGAAAAAATTGCAAGAAAGTGTAACTGAGTATGGTTATGAAGACACTCCAAATTACAAATTTGCTTTAGAAAGCATTGATAAACAACTTGCTCAATTTAAACTTGTTAAAAAAGGTGAAACTCCACCTGCAACAACAACTCAAAGCGATGAAGAGTTGTTAAAAAAGTATCCTGCTAAGGAGAAAAACTAATGGCAACTTATGAACAAGCAATTGAAGCCTTGCGTAGAGCCGATGCAGAGGGCAATGTTGAAGATGCTCAAAGATTAGCTGAGATAGCTAGACGACTACGCCCAGAAGGTGCAGGTGCTGGTAGAGGATTGGTTGGTGGCCCTTCAGCTCGTCCAGCGTCTAGCATGGGTGAATATTTAGGTGTTGAGTTGCAAAGAGGCTTAACAGATACTCCAGCAACCATTGCCGCTGGTGTTAGTGGCTATCAAGGGCCAAATCCACGATTTGCTGGCTCTGGAATACCAGAACTTTTCCAAGCAATTTCTGGTAGAAAAATTCCTGGTGCTGAACTAGACAGACAAGGAATGACTTCAGAGCAAATACAACAGCAATTTGGTGTAGACACAACAACTAGACCCGCAACTGGAGCGCAAAGGTATCTTGGTGCAACAGTGAGAGGAATGTCTGACCCATTAAACTTACTTGGTATAGGCCCAGCTACAAAACTTGGTCTTTTAACAAATGTAGTAGCTGGCGGTCTTGCCAGTACTGGTGGTGAATTTGGCGGTGAAGTTGGTAAACAAATAGGTGGCACAACTGGTCAAGTCACGGGCGGTATTTTGTTTGCTTTGGCATCAGGTGCTGGTGGTGCTAAAGGTGTTGGGTTGATGGCAGAAGCCAAAAATAAAGTTAATCTTAAAGACTTTAATGTTGAAGATTTAGCTGGTGTTGAAGGAACTTCTCAGGCTCAAGATTTGATCAAACGAGCACTACAAGCCGATCCAAACTTACAAAACCGATTAGAAGACATTCGTAAAAAGATTGCTTTTGTTGGTGGTCAACCTGACATCTTGGCTGCGGGAGCTGTTGACAATAGAATTTTGGAAAAAGGCTTAAAAGATTTAGCAACTAAAGATGCAAAGATTGCACAGGACTTAGAAGTAATTTACAAAGATTTGCAGACTGCTGTTCGTACTAAAGCAACTGAATTGTTCCCAAAGCCTAGTGGTGATATACCAATGGCATCTTCCCAAATTGGGAAAGTTGAAATTGATTACACAAAACGCTTGTCGGCTCTTGCTGATCAACAAGCAAAGTTAACTCAATCCTTAAATTTAGCTGGCAATATTACTCCAATTGATCTTGGCAAACCAATTCAAAATATTGTTTTAGCTCAAGAAACTGCGGCTAGAAACGCTCTTAAACCAGAGTATGAGAGTGTAATAACTCAAGCATCTAAACTTGGTGCAATCTTACCTGCTGACCAGACACAAGTTTTATTGAATACTGCTAAAGATTTGTTCATGCAAGATCCTTGGGGTCGCCAATCAGACTTGTTAAAACTTGTTCAGAAGCAATCAGGAGAGTTTTCAAGATTAAGAAAACAAAACCAACTTGATACAACTCTGCCATCTGTGCCAGGCCTTGCTCCTCCAGACTTATCTATTGGTTTGGATATTACAAGCCTAGACTCTTTAAAGAGGCGTGTAGCGGCTGACATTCGTACTATTAAAAACCCTGCAACCAAGGATAAACTTATCTTGTTGCAACAGCGTGTAGACGATGCTTTAAATCAAGTTCAAAACTCTAGTGGCGACATCAATGTTAACTTCCGTGGTGGAAAATCTACTTTTGGTGAAGCAATGTCGCAACTTGATTTGGATTACTACAATAAGGTAGGTATTCCATTCAAAGATGCTGATGCAATACAAAAAATTGGCGCTCAAGAGTATGCAGAAAGAATTGCTCCTCAGTTGGCAAACAGTCCTACAGCAATGACGCAGTTTTTAAAGGTTGCTGGTGATGAAGGTATGCCATTGGCTGAAAAAGCAGTCATGTCTAAGCTATACAACTCTGCTCTAGACAAAGATGGTTACATTGATCCAATAAAACTTAATTCTTTGATTTCAAAGACAAGTAACAATGGTGGTTACAGTGATATTCTTGCTCAACTACCTGCACTCAAATCAAGGCTTGACGATGCCGCAAATAGAGCAAATGTTCTTTCTGCTGAACGGGTTGCTATTGATGATGCATCAAAAGCCGAAAGGATTCGTTTAGGCGATTCATTCTTGTCGAACTACGAAACTGGTGGTGTTGATTCCATTACAAGTCGTATGCTTGGCTCTACTGGTAAAGGTTATCAGACAAAATTCTTTAATGATTTAAAGAGACTGTCTCCTGATGACCAAACTAACACAACTTTAGCGGTTCAAAACGCTATGGTTACAAAGATGTTAGACAACCAGAATCCATTTGCTTATTTAGAGAAGAATAAAGATGCTTTTGTTCGTTTGTTTGGCAAACAGCATTACGATAATTTGGCTTCTTTGGCTGATGTCCAGCGTTTAGCAACCAAAATAGATGTAAACAGTCTTCCTGTAGATCAAGCGGCTATTAAAGAAATGGGTAATTTACAACGCCTTTTAGGAGGTGTTGATCCCAAGCAAGTCTCTGCAATTTTAGTTAACCAGATTTCTAGTGTCTTTAACAAAGGTTTCCGTATTGCTGCGGCTGTTGGTCAGAAAAACATAGATGAGGCAACCAAAGAAGCGCATAGAAAACTGTTTATGGATAAAGGTGGTTTGGATGGCGTGATTAAGGCATCTACTCGTTTGATAAACAAAAAAGGCAAAGAAGTAGAGTTGGCTGACTTTATCAAGCCTGGTGATTTAGCTAATTTGGCAAACTCGTTAGGTATGTCTATTTTGCGTACTGGTTACTTAGGCGCTACTTCTGCGGCTTCACCAAGTGAGGTAATGTCCCCAGAACCAGAATCCTTCTACCAGTACACACCTATGCAGCAATGAAGGATTGGACTATAGCAATTGCCGTAGTCCTTCTTCTTTGTTTTGTAATTTTTTGTAGTTATATTGTTGTTTGGGCATTCCCGTGATCGCCTTTCTTTTGGCGGCAACCATAGAATACCGATGTATTAAATGGACTTGGACAGGTGATGTTTTCAACCGAAGGGTTGTTTGCCTGAAGTGGGAGAGAAAGAAATGATTGATCCAATCACAGCCCTAAATGGCCTACAAAGCGCCATTTCGATGGTTAAGAAGGCTAGTAAGGTAGCCAATGATTTAGGTGGTCTTGCCCCGATGATTGGCAAGATGTTTGATGCAAAGAGCCAAGCAACAAAGGCCATGCTTCAAGCAAAGAGGGAGAAAAAAGGCTCGAACATGGGTGCTGCTCTCCAGATCGAGATGGCACTAGAGCAAGCCAGAGCCTTTGAAGAAGAGTTGAAGATGTTGTTCATGCAAACAGGCAAGATTGATGTCTGGAACAAGATCAAAGCCCGTCAAGCAGAGATGGACTTAGAGGATGCTAAAGAGATTAGTGCCTTGAAGAAAGCTGAGAAAGAAGCCAAGGCCAAAGAAGATGAGATGAATGAGATTGCCATGATCATTGGTGGCATTGCTTTTGTAGTACTTTTAGTATTTATTGGCATTAACGAGTTGATGAGTTTGTGTCCAAAGGGCGGCTGTGGTAGATGAACGAGTACCAGAAGCAATTCGATCTGTTTTGCAGGGTATTCTGCTATGGGTGTATTGCTTGGTGGTTTCTAGGATTCTTGAGGTTCTTGCCTGATGACTTGTCTGACAAGATTGTTAACCTTTTACTTGGAAAGATTGGGTTATGAAAATTACCACTTATCAAGATAACGCTAAGATGCTGTGGGAGGCTCATAGGGTGATCCACCAACAGAATATGCAAAGGTTGGCAGAGTTAAACCATCAAGTCCAGCACCAACAAAAGACCCAAGAGATCAAGACTCAGTGGGTTAAGTCTTCACAAGTGGATGTGATGGCATGAGATATATCTTTTTGTTATTACTGTTAACAGGATGCGAAGACCGCTACAGGTACTTTTGCCAAAATCCTGAGAACTTTGTCCATGCTAACTGCCAGAAGCCTAAGTGTTTATTCACTCAGACTTGCCCTGAATATCTAGTAGCTCCTATTCTTGAAAAAAAGGTTAACGATGTCCAAGAACCAAAGACCAACAATTGAGGAAGTAGAAACCTATGTCTGGGGCTTTGTGGTCGTCATGGTCACATTGATTCTTTGCTTTATTGTGATTGCTTTGCTCTACTCAGTCACCTTTGTGACTCAACCAATTAAGAGTATGGCCCCGATAGATATGGCCTACACCAAGATGTTGAACGACATTGTTCTGCTGATTGTTGGTGGTATCGGTGGAGTTATCGGTAAAAAGGGTGTAGGAACGGCTGTAAACGCCATCCAGAGCGCTGTTTCACCTACCCCGACACCTACCCCGCCACCCGCACCTGTAACGCCTCCTGTGGCTCAAAACACTTGGACTGCAACTACTTCAGCACCTAACTGGTTAAACTTCAAGAACCCTGATTTAGATGAATCTTGGACACCTCCACCTCCTCCGACTACCCCTCCAGATTTGTTAGAAGCAGATCACGAGCGTGAGCAATTGGCGATGGCTAGAAAAGAGGTTGGATAATGTTTGGCATACCACTTCCTTGGCTACTGGTTGGGCTATTCTTTGCCTTGTTTGGCACATATCGTGGTGGATACCATTATGGTTGGTCAGACAGAGATAAAGAGATGCAGATTGAGATTGCCAAGAAGAACGATGAATCTCGTCAGACAGAACAGAAGCTCAACGAGCAATTAAACACTACTGCCAGTAAACTTTTGGAGGTTAACAATGTTGTCACTCAGAAACAGTCTGCTCTTGATCGTGCTATTCGGGATGGTAGGGTGCGCCTCCCCGCCTCAAGTTGTGTACAAGCCCCCACAAGTACCCCCGTTGCCCCCACAGATACAAAAGCAACCAGTGAACCTGACAGAGCGCCTGACCCAACTCCTGATGCCGAAAGAGCAACCCTCCAAGCCATTGCCGAAATAGTCGCACAGGGTGACAGGAATACTGCTGCACTCAATGCCTGTGTGGACTCGTATAACCAGATGAGAGACTTGTTGAATGATAAACGCTGAACAACTCAAACAACTTCACATTGGCCCTGAGTGGCTAGA